CTTTTATTAAGGATGATTGAAATAATCATTCAATATCTTCTATAAAGGATTATAAAAATAATAGAATTGATTTAAAGGGTTTGTTATTAATCTCCCTTATATCTTCAATAAAATAATTGAATTGATTTTATCTTTTTTAAATGATATTAGAAATATTTTATTCAATATCTTCAATAAAATAATTTAAAGGTTTTTATATTAATTTTATTTTTTTTTAAGCATTTTTTTAAAATCTTTTATAAAAGATTAAAAGGTTTTTTAATCCATACTAGGAAAATTACATATTTTTATAAACTCCTGTAAAAATGCATCGGTTTCTTGTATAGGACTGCCATTTAAATCATTTAATATTCGCTTAACTTCATATATAGATATAGTTGATGGTTGTGGTGTAAAAGCAAGAATTGAATCAAATGAATTAAAACTTTCTTTTCCGGGAGAACATATACCATATTTTTTTGTAATATTATTATTAGATAATACTGGTGTTAAATCATTACCAGTATTATCTATATTATAATAAAATATGGAATTACTTGGTGCTATAATTTCAACTTCATTGCTAAATACGGATAATTGAGCGACATATAAAACTTTACATAGTGGTAATATAGTTATTCTATATAAAGATTTATCGTCCGCTTCACTATAAGAGAAAAAATTTTTTGAAACATTAAAATCTAGTGAAAATGAACTTAATCTTGTTGATACAAATGATTTCATATTATGAGTTGTATTATTTCTAATACCAGAAAAAATAACAGGGTTCACATCATTACCACCTCTAATATAATGACTTGTAACACCTCTATAACAATATATAGGTTTTTTAACAGGAGGTGCTTTCATTATAATTGCATCTAAATCTTGCATAAATTTATCTAATACCTGTACCCATTCGTCTTTGGTTAAAATAATTTTACTTTGATTTGTTTTATTTACTCTATTTTCACGCATCCATTCTTCACGAGTTTTACCATCAATTCTTGGTTTTAATCCTAAGTCAAATACTTGGATATAAAAAGCATCTCCAAAATCTTTACCAGAATTAAACCAACTGTCATTAGTAGGGACGGATGATTTATATTTATTATAAAATCTAAAACTTTTATCATTTGTATAATCTTGAATTATTCTTTTTTCTTTTACACTAAGACTTTCTATAAAATTTTTTTGTTCTTCAATAAATTCTCTTATAGCATCTTGATTATCATCATTAAAAAAATTTTTTTCATATGCTGTTACAATTTCTTCATTATATTCATGGCAATCATAAGTTTTTTTTAAATGATTAGGTGGGTCATGTTGTGGAATCTTTTGACAATTACTATATTCATATCTAGGAGTATAGTGAATTTCATATGCAGCACCTTTTACTGCTTTATTGCTATCTATAAAATCTTTTACTAAACCATAATTATTTTTTATTATTATTTGGTTTGTTTGGTTTCCTAATAAATAATCTTCTATATCATTTTCATCGGTTTCATCAGTTTCATCATGATTATAATGATAATTAACTTCTTGACAATATTCAGTTAATTGACCTATAAGTTCAATAGATGCATTTGTCTTATTTAATGCTACTCCTCCTCCGTTTGTAATATATTTTATTGTTTTACCTAAAAATTTATTATCTTTTAATATTACACCATTATTTGTTTCCTTATACTTATTAAAAATATCATTTATTTGTAATTTATATATTTTGGGTATAGTTGTATCTATTTTTTCATTTTTATCATTTGATAATAAATCTAAATAACATCTATTTTTATCATCAATATTATTTTTAGTTTCAGTATCAAATACTCGTTCTTGAGGTAATGAAGTTTGTAATGATTGTTGTCTTGATGATTGTTGTTTTGATGAAGTTTGTAATGATTGTTGTCTTGATGATTGTTGTCTTGATGAAGGTTGTAATGATTGTTTAATATATGATGGTTGTCTTGATGATGTACTCTTAATTCTTGACGAATAATTCATATTATACTATAATATTATAATATTATAATTATTTATTTACTTAGTTATATTTAATATAAAACAATTAAGAATATTAAAACTTTTTTGTCTCTTTTTATTTATAAAATTTTTAAAAATTGATTTTCTTTTTTTATTATCCTTTTTAATCCTATGGATTTATCTTTGAGTACTGATATTTGCGATATTATCGCTGATAATTTTTATACAACAGAATATGTTTTAGAAGATTGGGTTGCTAATGCTGATAATTTCAGTTTTAAATATATTTCTTCTAATCCAAATGCTATTGATTTTCTTAAAAAAAATCCTCAATATATTAATTTTGATGAACTTTCATTAAATACTAATCCTGAAGCGATTGATTTATATATTAATGACGATACAGATGATTATAAATGTTTTCATAATGATAATTATTATGCGTTAAATATATTAAAGAAAAATCAGGATAAAATTAATTGGAAACTTTTATCATCCAATACCAGCAGATTAAATCTATCATTGCCTCGTCTTAACGATAATATTGATAGAATTAATTGGGGTCCTCTATTGATGTCTTTGACATCTAGGAATAATTATAATTGGAATGATTTATCTCTTAATTGTAAGGATATTGAGTTTTTACAAGAAAATCAAGATGAGATTGTTTGGGAAAAAATATCAGCAAATCCTTATGCTTTAGAGATATTAAAGAAAAATCAGGATAAAATTGATTGGGATATATTATCATCAAATACGAATCCAGAAATTTTAAAATTATTTACGGAAGAAAATTTGAAGAAATTGAAAAATCCTAAATTTTCATTAAATATTGGTGCTTGTGAATTTCTAAAATCGCATCCACAATATATAACAGAAGAAATAGGAAAAATGCCATATATCTTCAAAAAAATAAAAGTTTTTAATGAGAGTGTTAAATCAGTTCTTAATCTGGTTCTTACATCTTCTTAAAATTTTTTGTATTTTATATAAAGGTTTTAATTTATTTTCTTAATAAAAACTTGATCTTCTACAAGACCTAAAAATTGTATTTTTTTACTATAAACTGATAAAAACGCATCAATACCTTTTTTAACACCTTCCCATCTATAATCATCAAAAATCATTATTCCATTTACTTTTAATTTTCTAAAACTAAAAACAGCATCTTCTAATACATAATTGGACACGTGATTTCCATCTATATATATAATGTCAAAGAAATCATCATCAAATTTATTTATTTCTTTATTTGAATATCCGCGATTAATTATTATTTTATTTTCTTATTATATATAAAAATGATTTTTGATAATAATTGTGATTCAACAACAAATGGAGAAGATTTATTATATAATAATATAAAAGATAAGATAAATGTTATTTTTGATGTAGGAAGTTGTTATGATAGTACATATATTACTTTTCCGGGAGAAGTTCATTATTTTGAACCTGTTAATGAATATATTGAAAAATTAAAATTAAAAAATATTTTAAATAAAAAATCTTATTTTAATAGTTTTGGATTAGGTAATGAAAATAAATCAAGTTATTATTATCCAAGATATGCTTCTTTTTATAATAGAATAGCTTCTTGTGGAATAAATGATGAAGAAAATAAAATTATTTTAAATATTAAAACAGCAAAATCATATATTGATGAAAATAATATTACAAATATTGATTTTTTAAAAATGGATACTGAAGGTTATGAATTAGAAATATTAGAAGGTTTTGGTGATTTCTTAAAAACTATAAAAATAATTCAATTTGAATATGGTGGTACTAATATTGATAATAATGTAAAATTATTAGATATGATAAATTTTTTAAAATCATATGGATTTTACAAATTTGCATATTTAACAAATTATGGAACTGAACTTTTAACAGATTTTAACGATCATTATCAATATTGTAATATAGTTTGTATAAATAAAAATAGTGATATTATTCCTTATTAATTTGTTTTAAATATTTTTAGTAGTAATAATAAAATAACAAAATGTTTGTATATCTATATTATTACATACTGGATGTATTGAATCATAACAAAATATATAAACCTTTATTATATATTCAACTTACATCTATATATATTTAATTTAGAAAAATATGAGATTTATTATTTAAAGATATTATAAATATTATTATTTATGCCTTCTATTGATATAAATTTTTTACTTGAATTACAAGATGATTATAAAAATTATCCATGTTTTATTGAAACAGGAACAAATTCAGGTGGAACAATATTTTCAGTTGAACCTTATTTTAATAAATTATATACAATTGAATTTAGTGAATATTATTATAATAATACAAAAAATATTTATAATGGTAATAAAATAGATTTTATATTAAATGATAGTAGTATTGAATTTGAAACTTTATTACCTACTATAACTGATAAAACTATATTTTTTCTAGATGGTCATTGGTCTAGTGGTGATACAGGAAGATCATCTAAGGATTGTCCTTTAGAAGAAGAAATAACACATATTAATAATTTATTTAAGAATGAAGCTATTATTATTATTGATGATTATAGATTATTTGGTTTAGATAAATCTTCAGGAAAATTAAATGAAGATTGGAGTAAAATAACAAAAGATTTATTAGTAAATATTATTAACTCAAGAATAACTAAAATGTATCATTTAGATAGTGCAATCGCAAAAGATGATAGATTAATAATTCATATTAAATCTCTTTAAATTATTACGTTTTTTTATTTTTTTAAATATATATTTATTAATATAGATTAATGTTAATTACCAACTATTTTTAATGATTTATAAATATATTTTACATATATGAAATGAAAAAATAATTATATAATGGATTAAAGTGAATAATATTCTTATTAATCCAAAACAAAATATATTTTATATTATTAATTTATTTTCTTAATAAAAACTTGATGGTCTATAATATCTAAATTTTGTATTCTTTTACTATAAACTGATAAAAACGCATCAATTCCTTTTTTAACATCACCCCAGTCATAATCATCAAAAATTATTATTCCATTTACTTTTAATTTTCTAAAACTAGAAACAGCATCTTCTAATACATAATTGGACTCGTGATTTCCATCTATATATATAATATCAAAGAAATCATCATCAAATTTATTTATTTCTTTATTTGAAAATCCACGATTAATTATTATTTTATCTTGAATACCTGAATTTTTAATATTTTCAGTAAATGTATTATAAATTTGTGGTTGTTCATTTTTATATTCGTTATACTCATTATAATCTTCCCAGGGGTCAATGCAATGTAATCTACTTTCTGTATGTAACCCATATGTTAATCCAACTGAAATAATATTAGCACCATAAAATGTTCCAATTTCTAAATAATTGATTGGTTTATTATTATAATCATTAACATTAATAATATTAAACCAATTATCTGCTAATCTATATTGAATTCCTTTAAAATTAGGTAACACAATCATTATATACTATTATTATATTATTATATTTATAT